TGTTGTAGTAGTTGATGGCCAGCCCGAGCACCGTCGACTGCGTCGAGTACGTCATCCTCATCCGCACGCGCGGATCGAAGGCCACGTTGTTCTCGCAGACGGGGGCGGTGCTCTTCTCGATGATCGTCGGGCCGCCGAAGTTCGCGGCGTTCGTCTGGTTGATCGCCCAGGCGAATACCTGATTCTTCGTCTTGTCGATCTGCTGGTTGAGATAGATAGCCGCGCCGTCGGTGTTCGCCGCTTTGTTGCACTCGACGTAGCCGTTCGACACCGACACGGATCCCGTGCCGGCTGTGATAGCCGTCCACTTGGTCGTGTCGAGGCTGGTGCCGGTGAAGTGGTCGAAGAAGCTCACCGCGGCCTACTTGGTGGTCTGCTGCGCTGTGACCCACGCGGCCGCCGCGCCCATCACCAGCTGCGTGTAGCGGTTCCCGAAGACCTTGCTCAGCCAGGACGGGCTCTCGTCGTGCGCGCGGAGCTGCGCCTGCAGCGACTCCAGCAGCGCGCGGTGCTCGGCGTCCCGCGCCATCTGGTCGAGCCGAATGCGCTCAGCCTGCTCCATGAGCGTCTGCACCTGGTCGCGCAGCGCGGCCTCGAGGCGGCCGTAGTCGACCGCTGCCGCAGGCGGACCGGACGTCACGACCTGAGGCGGCGGCGTGGTCGGCGTCTCGGGCTGGCCCGTCACGGGCCACGGATAGACCAGGTCCGCGCCGGCAGCAATAGCCTCGCCGCCTGACTCCACGATGCTCGCCGCGCCCTCCTGGTCGCGGAGGATGTCGTAGCCCCAGCGCGTCGGCGCGTAGACCAGCCAGTCGCAGGAGACCGAGACCCCTGGGTACGGCGTCGGGCAGTTGTTGCCGCTGTCCTTGCGCAGCATCGCCCAGCCGGGATGCTGGCTCACGGTCCGATTCAGCAGGTCGGAGAGCTGGGCCTTGGTCATCGGCGTCGGCATCGACGAACGCACCGAGCGCAGCGTCGGGAGCACGTCCTGCGACGCCGCCGGCACCGCGGAGAGCACCGCCCAGGCGGCCAGCAGGCCGACCAACACCTGACACACAAGGAAGGTCGTGGCCTCCCGATAGCACCGCACCGAGTCCATGAAGCTGTTGCGCATCAATCCATCTCCTGAGAATCAGCAATGTCGAGACGACACCCGAGCACGGTCGTCGCCATGCGAATGAGCCCGAGGGCCAGCCACCGCCTCAGCCGCCACTCGCGTGTTTCCGTGAGCGTGACGGTCATCGTCACGTTCTGGTTGAGTCGTCGAAGATCGATGTGTGCAGGGGCGGCCATCACTGCCCGATCCTTTCGTTCCTGATGGCGAGCGCGCCGAACCCGAGCGCGATCGCGTAGTTCGTCGCGGTGGCGAGGCGGGGATGCGTCGGACGGATCTTCCGCGCCGCCCAGAGCTGCACCCACGCGAGGCCGACCTTGGCGCCGGTGAAGGCCACCGGCTGGTCGAAGCGCGCCAGGTAGGGGTTCAGCTCGCGGCACCGCCCACTGCCCACGCATCGCTGCGTGGCGGACGCGTCGAGGGCGTGCGCCCCGAGGACGGCCCACTCCGAGACCGTGAAGACCTTGCCCTGCGCGTGCGCCGGCGCGGCGCAGACGAGGATGACGGCCGCTACCGGCAGGCTGTGCAGGAGGGCGAACCGCAGCCACCGCACGACGACGGCCAGGGCCCCGAACATCAGGGCGCCGATTCCGAGCGACATCAACAGCATCTCGGCTTTCTCTTTCATCGCGTGCCTCACTTCTTCCGCCCCAGTTGCAGGAGATGGACGGCCAGATTCGCCACGAGGCCGACCAGCCCGGCGAGGAGCTTGTCGTCGAGCCGATCGAGCCGCTGCTCCACTGCCGTGATCCGCCGGTCTGCCGCATCCATCCGCGCGATTGCCGAGGCGTTCAGGTAGTCCTGCGACTGCCCCTGCACGATGGACGCGACTAACCCCATGACCATCACGCACAGCGTGAGCCGCAGAATCCACCGTCCGAGACAATCTCGCCGTTCATCCGTCAAAACGCGCTCCCTCCAGTCGAGATACCAGCGCACCGGCTACTTCCGTTCGGCTTCGACAGGTCGATAAGTCAGTGTCTGTAGGTCGAGCGTGAACCCGTCCCGCTGCAGTGTTCGCACGATCGCCCGCGCATCCTCGACGGCCTGCTCATAGTCCCGGCGGGCCTGCTCGCTGCGCAGCTTGGCCAGTTCGGTGACGAGCAGCGCATTGGTCACCTTCAGGCGCTCCAGTTCGGTGAGCGTCGGCGCCTGCGTCTGCCCCACCAACGGGGACGCGAGCAGCAGACAGAGGGTGACGGCAAGGATGAGGGCCCGCATGGTCAGAAGTTCCCCGTGACGACCTTGGGCGTCCCGGTGCCGCCGTCCGCGATCTTGCCGACCGTGGCGCCGCGGCAGGAGTTGCCCACGATGCTGTAGTTCTTGCTCGGGCCCGGCGGCAGGAAGATGCAGTAGCGCATCGAGCCTGCCCCCCACAGGATGGCGTTGCCGATCCGGTTGCCGGAGAGCGTGAAGTCGCTGAGGCCCGCACCGAGGGAGATGCCGAAGCCCCACGGCGAGCCGCTGATGTTGTTGTCCGCGATCGTACTGTCGCGCACCGTGACGTGCTGCGCCCCGGCGAACACGGTGACGCCGTCGCCCTGGTTGTAGTGCAGGGTGAGGTCGCCCGCGGTCAGCCCACGGACGCCGCCGTGAATGGCCAGCCCGCCACGGCTCTGCGCCACGCTCACGTTGTGCAGGCGCGCGTTCTGAGCGGAGACGATCGAAACGCCGTAGTCGGTCATGGTCTCGATCGCTGGCGAGTCGGTCAGGGAGAAGCCGGTCACGGCCGCCGGCGGCCCGCCGTAGCCCACCCGGACGCCAGTCCAGCCCTTGATGAGGGTCAGGCGGTGCAGGTCGATGGTGTCGGTGTCCGGCAGCACGTCGACCCACACGTCCATCGCGGCCGGCGTGTCGGCCGTGCCGGACATCCCGTCGACCAGCACGTCCGAGACGTGGTGCACGCCGTCGCCGATGCGGACCGCGGTGCCGGACGCCAGCACGCCGTTCCACCGTAGGTTCCGAAGGGCGTAGACGCCGCGGTTGTCCTGCGCCGGCGCCACGTCGACGCCGATGGCCAGGTTGTGCCCGAAGAGGATGTCACTCGTCGCGATGTTCCAGTCGGCTGCGTGGTAGCAGATGCCGCCTCCCGACTGCTGGGGCGTGACGGCGTCCAGGCTGATGCTGCGGATGGCCGCTTGCGATCCGGTGTAGGCGAAGCCGCAGAAGTTACCCGCCACATGGAACGCGGACGCTGGACCCACGCCTCGCAGCTCAACGCGCGTCGGGACCGTGACGGGCTCTTCCAGGGTGAAGTCCCCCGGCCCGATGTCGATGGCACAGCCCGCGATCCCGCAGGCGTCGATGCGGGCCTGCAAGGCGGCCGCGTCGCCGATGGTGGCCGTGGCGCTCACCACGGCTGCGAACAGAGCGCTGAGAACGAGGAGGAGTCGTCGCGTCATGGTCATAGGTCGTCGGTCAGGAGGCTACGGGCAGCTCGAGGAGGCATAGAGCAGCCCCGAGTTATCGACACACACGTAGAGCGACCCGCCGCCACCAAGCGGCGAGAAGGTGATCGACCCGCCGCCCACGACGGACAGGTCGTCTTGGACCACGATGTCGTCCGGTTGCAGGACGTCGACGTCGAGCACGGAGATGTGGGTGTCGCCGTTGGAGGCCAGGGTGAACGCGCCGGACCCGATGTTCATGGACCCGGCGGTGATGCTGCCCATGTTCGCGGAGATGGCGGCGAGCGTCGTGACGTTGATCTTCGCGGCCGTCACCGAGTTCGACGCTAGCTGTGTGGCGGTGATGGACCCCGTCGTGATGTTGCCGCCCGCGATCGACGTGAGGCCGCTGCCGTTGCCCGTGAGCGTCAGCGTGGTCCCGTCCCAGGTCAACTGGTTCCCGGCGGGGTTGCCGATGCGGAAGCGCGGCGTGCCGCCGTTGTAGTCCATCCACCAGCCCGTGCCGGTCGAGTAGCCCGTGGCCCCGCTGCTGAAGCTGCCCGAGGTGCCGATACTGAAGGCCCCGGTCAGCGAGAGGTTGCCCGAGGTGTCCGCCACCAGCTTGTTCGTAGTCCCCGAGCGGATGCGCAGGCCGTTCGTGGCGTCGATCGTCACGTTGGTCGCGCTGGCGTCCCCGAAGGCCGCACCGTAGGTGGTCGCCCCGTAGCCGAACAAGCCGTTGAGGTTCCCGATGGCCCACCGCGGCGCCAGGTTGTTGTAGGTCGTGCCCGTGCGCACGTTGCCGACGATGGTCGGACCGCTGCCGCTCAGGACGCCCGCCGTCGAGTACAGGTCGATCATCCCGTTACCGGTGGTGCCCGTGTTGAACACAGCATCCCCGGCGGTCCAAGTGTTCGCGCCCGACCCGTCCAGATTGCGGCCGACGAAGTAGCGGTAGTTGCCGTCGGTCGGGTCCGTGCGCCACGTCAACTGGCCGGACGAGCACGAGGGCGGCGCCGAGCTGACGCCAATTTCCGTCTGGTTGGTGCCGCCGTTGTAGGTGGCGCCGGTGCTCGTCCACGTCCCCGCGCAGGCCCCGGCGACGATCTGGAACTGCACGCCCGCGCCGAACTGCGCGGCCCAACTGTTCGAGATCGCGATCCAGTCCGGGCCGGTGTGCGAGGCCGCCACAGCGCCCCAGGACACGCTCATGAACTCCAGCGATCCGTTGGCTTCGGCGTAGACGATGTCCGAGGCGCTCCACTGGTTGTGCTTCACCTCGACCCAGACATCACTCGCGCCGACGTCCTGCGTCAGGGTGGTCGTTGGTCCGACCAGCACGCGCCCGCCGATCGTCGCAATCGTGTTCTGGGCTACCAGCGTCTCGACCCAGAGTTCCGCCGCGTGGAGCGTCAGGTACTTATTCGACAGCGCCCCGAGGTTCACGGTGTAGCCGCTGTTCGGCAAAACGTCGACGCCGGTCGGACCAAGCACCAAGTCGCCGGTCGGCTGCAACGTGAGGTTCGTCGCAGTCGCCGTGGTGATCGTCGAGCAGTCCGCCAGACGCAGCTGGTCCGGCGACCCGTTGACGCTGTCGATGGTGCACGGCCCCGCGTTCAGGCGGACACGGTCCGCGGCGACGGTCTGCGCGTGCGCCGGCAGGCCGACCAGCAGCAGACCGAGGACGACACACGCGAGGCCGCTATTCGAGATACGCACTGATGAAAACCGGTTCATTGGCCGTGCTCGGATTGACCTGCAGTTCATAGAAATGCGACCCGCTCGTGAGCGTGACTGTCCAGGTGACGGTCTGCCACGTTGTCGATGACACGCTGGCGCTCGTGCCGCTGCACGGCGTCGAATCCGTGACGTCGTACAGTCGGGCCGTGAAGTATGTGCCCGACGTGCCGACGCGCATCCGCGCCACGATGGTGGCGCTCGTCGTCCGTCGCGGCAGGGTGTTGATCTGCACCTGCACCGCCCCGCCGCCGACCGCCGCGCTGTAGCCCGTGGCGGGAATCCACCCCGGCGACGCGGTCTGCACGCCTTCGCTGCCGGTCCCGGCCAGTGGGTAGGCAAAGCGGAGCGAGGTCGCCCCGGCCACGCTGATGCCAGCCGCAGCCGCCGACCCGCCGCCCATGCTCCGCCACGTCTCGCGCCATCCGGTCTGGTAGACCAGTCCTTCGACCGCCGTGACCTCATGGTCCCAGCCGATACCGTTCCACCGCGTCACTACGTCGGTGATGAGGTAGGTGTTGTTGACGTTGCGCTCAGGGACGTTGATCGTCTGCGTCATCCCAGGCACGAGGCCGTTCTGGCGCGTGCGGTAGGTCACTCGTCGCAAGGTGACCAGACGCTGCAGCAGGTAGGCATCGGCGAGCGCCTGCGCTTGCGTGTCGGTCGTCGTATCAGGGGCAGAGACCACCACCTCGACGATCCGCCCGATGGCGGTCTGCGCGGCCGTGTCCTCGGCCATCTCTGTGGAGGTGCCGCCGATGTCCACGATGACGCGGTTCGCGTAGTCCTGCCGCGTCGGCTCCACCTCGAGGTCGCCGTACCACGTCGTGACCGGCACAGTGACGTTGAACGGCGCCGAGACGGTGCCGGGCTCGAACATGCGCAGCACCTTCGAGCCGTCGATGGTCCAGATCCAGCCTTCCGCGAGCGTGGCGATCTCGTCCAGGATGGCGTCGATGCGCGCGAGCCGATAGGACACGGCGGCGAGCGTCGGTCCGGTGGCCTGCGACCCGTGCAAGGTCACCCCAGCCGCCGACAGGTAGCTCGTGACGATCGTGCCGAGCCGCGCCGCCAGCGTCTGCGATGGGAAGTCCACCGTGGCGTACCGTTCCTGCGCCAACTGCGCGTAGTCGGTGGCGTCGATCTCGCTAATGATGCTGACCGTGGGACCGCCCGCGCCGCGCTCGCGGATGTTCGTGATGATGCCGCCGAACCAGCGCGTGCCGTCGACGGTGAGCGTGACCTCATCGTCCAGCGACGGACGATAGGATGCGTCCTGTGAGAGCACGTCCACACGGAAGCGATCCGCGCCGTTCGCGGTGGCGGACAGGCTGACCGAGCGGGCCAGCACGTTCTTCGAGACGGCGTCGATCTGGACATCAACCGTCATCACGCCACCCGATACCGCTTCAGGGCACCCGGCACATGCGGGACCATGAGTTCAGCCAGCGTGCGGCCGTCTGCCTCAAGGATCACGGTCGTCGTGCCACCGCCGCCGACCAGCGCCGACGCGATGCGCCCCTGCTGCGCCGCGTTGATGACGATCTCACCAGGCGTGAGCATGGCCGGGACGGTATCGGTGCCCTTCGGCAGGAAGGGCAACACGCGCCCGCCGCGGTCGAAGTACTGCACACCGCCCGGCACGACGAGCCCGCCACGGGCAACGGGGCTCGGCTGAACAGTCACACCCCCCGGCAGCGGCGGGAAGTCATAGACGACCCGGGCGTGCAGCTCAAGGTCGTCGAACGCGGACTGAATGGCCTGCACAGTCGACTCGGCAGAGCCGGTCATCTCGGCATCCAGCGCCGCGATCTGCCCGCGAATCTGCGTCTCGATGACGCCCATGACTTCCTCGGGCGCTTCGTTGGCGATGGACTGCGCGAGGCCGTCGCGCTTGGCCTTGAGCGCGTCGAAGGCGGCGTTGACCGACCCGGCTCCGCCCATCGCCGCGTCGTGGGCTTTGATCCACGCCTGCGCGGCCACGTCGCCCGCATCCGCCATCGCTCGCTGCCACGCGATGTACGCCGCGTTCACCTGGTCCTCGGTGAACTCCGGCACCGCCGCGCGGCCGTCCTTGTATCGCTGCTGGGCCGCGTTTACGTAGTCGAGCACTTCGCGAGCCCGCTTCACGGCGTCGTCGCGCTGGCTCTGGCTCATGCCGACCGTAGACTGCACGTCGTTCAGGAAGTTCTGCCCGTTGGCCAGCGCACTGGTCATCTCGGCCACGCGGCGCTGCGCTTCTTCGAGCGTCTGGGCCTGCCGGATGGCGTCCTGGAACGCCTGGATGACGTCGCGACCGACGTAGCGCTGCACGTCGTCGGAGTACTGCGCGAGCACCTCGCTGGAGTTCATCCACAGGTTGATGATCGCGGTGTGAATGTCCTCCTGCCGCTGGGCGTTGGCACCCAGCGCGAACAGGATGTTGAAGCCGATCGTGGCAATCGCGGTCGCGCCCTGCTGGCCCGCCGTCAGCGCCGTGCCGGTGAACTGGGTCAGCGCCTGATTGGCCAGGTTGATCTGGCTGATGACCCCGCCGATCTGCCGCGCCATGCCCCCGAAGCTCTCGCCGCCGATCTGCGACACCAGCGCCAGCGCCTCGGAGACACCCTTGAGCCCTTTTTCGAAGTCGCGCGTGTCCTGCACCAACTGCGGATTAGGACCGGCCTGCAAGGTCGGGATGCGCGTCCGGTCGGGGATGGAGTTCAGCCTGTCGAGCGCCTTGCCGGTGTCGTAGATGGAGGTCGCCAGCTTCGCGTGGATGCCCGTGGCCGCCCGCGCCACCATCGCCTCGAAGTCCAGTTTCCGCGCGACCGCGTCCGCCTGCTGCGCCGTGAGGCCGTAGTAGGTGGCGAGGTCGGACATCGCCGCCCCGTGGTCACGCAGATAGCGGATGGATTCGACCGTCGAGCCGTCGACCGTGTCGGCCACCGTGAGGTAGCCGCGCAGCGCGGCATCCACAGAGGTCTGCGCGTCACCGAACCGCTTCAGTTCGTCCGTGCGCTTCTTGAGTGCTTCGGCGGACCGGTCATCTGCGAACCGCTTGAACGCAGCGTGCAGGTCGTCAACCGCATCGGCTCCCTGACGATAGCCATCAAGCAAGCCGGGCGGAATCGGCGGCAGTCCACCGTGAGAGGCCACTGGACTGATCGGGCTGGTGGTCGGCGTCGACGTCGTGAAGTCCCGCACGGCCCCGCCGAGCAACTGGGCGAGGGCTCCATAGGGGTTCGCGATGACACCCAGTGCGCTGATCGTCTTGGACCCGCCGGGCAGCTCCTTGGCCGCCTTGGTCAGCAAGACCATCTGCCCGATCACTTCACCGATGCTGGAGACAACGCTCTTCTTCCATGCGTTGAAGTCATCCCCGAGCCCGTCGAGCGCCTGCGCCGCCTCAGCGCTCATATTGAGCGTCGAGTCCTTCAGCCCGTCAATGTCGGCCTTGAGCGTCGGCAGCAGCTCCGCGCCGCTCTTCCCGAACAGCTCCATCGCGATCCGCGTCTGCTCGGCCGGGTCCTTGATCGACTGGATGCCCTTGGCGATGGCGAAGAACTGCTCATCCGGGGAGAGCGCCCGCAACTGCCCGATGGACAGCCCGATCTCCCCGAGTGCGCTGACCGTGTCCTTGCTGCCTTCAGAGAGCCGCTTCTGGAACTGGTTGACCGCCGACGCCACCTGGTCGAGGGAGTTGCCCGACGGCTCCGCAACCGCCTGCAGCCGCTGCAAGCCTTCGATGGCAATGCCCGTCCGGTCGGAGAGCTTCGTGAGGTTGTCGGCCGCGTCGAGGGCGCCCTTGGCCAGCGCGACGACCGTGCCGCCGATGCCAGCTGCCGACAGGGCTCCGGCGCCGATGCCAGTCAGCCCGAGCAGGCTGGATAGCCCGCCACCGCTCCCAGACCCGGCGCCAGCGCTCAGGTCCTTCCGCTGCTTCTCGACCGCGGCCGAGACCTTCTGAAGTTCCTTCGGGGCTTCCTGCCCGAGCGCCCGATAGGCGTCGAGCCCCTGCTTGATGACTCGGTTGACCTGTTCGAGCTCGCGCGCGGTGAGCCGGGCCGGGCCGCCCATCGCCTCGATCCCAGCCGCGGCGAGCTTCGCCCGGTCAGCGAGGCGCGACTGTGATGTCTGGATGCCCTTGATGGTGTCGTCCAGGGTCTGGAGCGACTGCTGCGCCCGCTGCGCGATCGGCGTGGCCCCGAGCTTCTTGAACTCGTCCTCGGTGCGCTTCACGTTCGTGCCGAGCTTGGCCAGGGCCGCGGTGATCTCCGCGTCCTGTGCGCCAATCTTGACAATGAGTGAAGCGATCCCAGCCACTACGCTCTCCCGTCACTCTTCCCCAGCAGTTGATCCGCGGTCAAACCGGACACCCACGCGGCGAGCTGCGCCGTCCGCTGCCACTCCCGGTCTTCCCGATCGCGTAGCCCTTCAATCCGCCAGACCACCTCGCGCGGAGTCGCGGCGTCGAACTCTGCCGCGGTCATCCCGCCGCGCCCGATGACTGTCTGTTCCATGTCATCGAGCCAGTCGCTCAGTGAGCGGCGGGTGCGGCCTTCCGCCTCCCGCGCCCCGTAGGGCGTGGCTCGTCGGCCGCCTTGCCGTAGACCCCGGACTCGTTCAGCGCCTTGTAGAGCGCCACCACCAGATCCGTCACGTTGCCGCCGGCGGAGATGAACTCGTCGATCTGGTCCGCCGCCTCGTCCTCGGTCAGGAACTCGCTCGCCTGGTGCCACCGCTGGCCGTAGCACACCAGCAGGACCGCCGCGTCCACGCTGCGCCCGAGACCCAGCACGCGCTCGATGTTGCCGTTGCAGGCCCGTTCGAGCTGACGCGCCGTCTTCGTGGTGTAGCGGAACTCCACCTCGATGAGGGGTATGGTCTTGTCCGGATTGGGCTTGCCGACCTTGAACGGGAACGAAACTGACGTCATGGGGATCTCCTGACAGTGGAACGGGGCCGGGTGCCCTCAGACACCCGGCGCAATTCACTCGTGACCGCTGAACTTAGAAGGTGCCGACCGCACGCGACGTGACGTTGAGTTCCACCGTGAACTCGAGCACGTTGCTGGTGTTCGCCGCCGGCTCCGAGACCGACAGGCAGTTGCAGAGCCCATAGATCTTCTGGTCGCCCGCCGTGAAGCCGTCCGGACCGTACTGGTAGTCCAGCCCCTGCGACCCTTCGATGCCGGTGAACAGCGTGTAGGCCGCCGCGGAGTAGAGCACCGTGAGGGTGCAGCCGCGCGTGGTCACGCCGTTGATCTCGGTCTTCACCGGCGAGGCGGTGTCCGGCTGCAGCACCGTCGCATCGAGGCGTTCCGGCGATGCGCTCCAGTTCACCCCGCGCAGGTAGGACGAAACGTCCGTGAGCGAGTTGCTTGCGTTGTCGATCTTGAATCCTGCGCCGATGCCCTTCGATGCCATGCGCGTTCTCCTTCAGTCGGGCGTGCGCCCGAGTCGTTGCTCTGCGTCGGCGAGGACCTCTCGCCAGAATCGAATCCGGCGGAACCCTTCCGCCCTGGTCTCACTCGGCCCTTCGCGCTGCAGCCACTGCTCTTCCGTGGTGAGCAGCCCCCGCAGGTGCCGAATCTCGTAGGACATCCGGCGGATGGTGGCCGGGGTCATGCACCCACCGGCGCGTGGCACCTCGCACACTGATACCGCGGGTTCCCGAGCGTGGAGTCGGGCGCGCTCTCCGTCTCTTCGTGCCGGCAGGGCTCCGGTGGCACCGGTGCGCCACTGCCAAGCAGCAGCGCATCCACGGTGTTCCGGATGGCGAAGAGCAGCGCCCGTTCCGCCTCGGTCATGACTAGACCGTGGCGCCCGTGTACGTCGGCTTCACCACGAAGGCGCCGCCCGTGCTGGTGGCGTAGCCGAGCGCGACGATGTACTGCCCGCTCGTCAGGTCAGCCACCGGCGCGATCCCGCCCGCCGTGGCGCTCAGGTAGTAGAAGACCTTCGCGGTGGTGGCCCCGATGTTCATGGTGCCGCCCGTGGCGATGGTCAGCGGCTGCCCCGCCAGTGAGGCATGGAGCGCGATGCCGACCGCCGCCGCTTCGGCGGCGGTGCCGTCGCACTGCGCCTTCCAGTACTTGGAATCCGTGGACTTGAGGTACACCGCCTGACCCGCCGTGATGGTCTCGCCTGCGATGCCCGTGGTCGTGTCCGCAGCCGTCATGAGGACGTTCGCGGCGGTGATGGTGATGTCAGCCATGTCTACTTCGACTCCTTAGCCCTGATGCACGAGCACGTCGACCGGTGCGACCAGTTCCCGTGTCACGATGCCGCCAACCGTATCCGTCAGCAGTCGCGCGCCGTCGACCGTGACCGACGCCCTGGTGAACCCTGCGACCGTCAGCGGCTGCTGCTCGATCGCGCTCTTGATCGATGACCACATGCTGTAGGTCTGCGCTTCCGTCGTCGGGGTCTGCGTCACCACCCGCAACGGAATCCGCACCTGCCCGCCAAACTTCGCGCCGGTCGCCGGGCCGAGCGTGTGGAACGGTTCTTCCGAAGACGACCCGCCGACCACCACGTATGGCACCGTCGGCCGCTGCGCCGCCACCCCGTCGTACACCGTGAGCGACACCTGCTGTCCGCCCCCGCCGCTGCTGAACTGCACCGACGTCAACGCCGCCTGAATCGCTGCAGTGAGCGCCGTATGCACCGGTCCAATCGCAGCAGCCCCCGCCATCTACGCCGCCTGTGCCCCGAGATGCCGGGACACTGCGCGCATGATGCGGTCCTCGTGCGCCTGCGCTTCGGACTCGGCCGCCGGGTTCACGAACGGGTGCGCCGCGATCCGCCGCGTCACGAAGCCGAGCTCGTACCAGACGCCGTACACCGAGGGGTTCAGGTGCGCGCTGTTGTTCCCGCCGCGCGACGGCAACCGCCGATCCACGAGACCCACGCGCCAGTTGCTCCCCTTGCCGTCCGCTTCGATGCTGGCGATCAGGTCGCCACGGTCACGAATCGCTTCGGCGTTCGACCGCGCCTTCCGTCGCACCGCGAAGGCCGTGTCTCGGCACGCGCGCTCAATGTCCGCCTGCATCGCCTTCGAGGCCCGCTCGATCAGGTCCTGAATCCCGCGCGCACCCTGCAGCGAATAGAGCACCTGCATCACTGCACCTCCACGAGCACCATCACCAGTTCGCGGCGCTGTCCATCCGGGTCGCCGTAGCCGCTCACCTGTAGCGTCTGGTCATCAACCAGCACGCGCCAATCGGAGCGCACATCGGACCGAAAGTGCAGGCGCATTTTCCGCGTGCCCGCCGCGATAGGACCACCAGCCCGCAACAAATCCACGCCCGCAGGCGCGCTCTCCATCGAGGCCCAGACCGACGCGACGTCCTCGAACCCTGACGCCTCCGACGACGACGGCCGCTGCAACGTCACGCGCGTGTTCATCGCGCTCGTCACGCGGCCACCATCGGCTGAGACCACACGCGATACGGCGCCCAGAGCGCACGCACGCCGCCGGGAATCTCGCCTTCAGGCACACGCCCCCAGTACCAGCTATCCACGAGCAATAGGAGCCCATGCTTGACGTCGGCTGGGATCTCTGACGCGGCGGTGAAGCCGACGACATAGACGACCTCCACGCGGCTATCCAGCCGATCGGATTGCAGCGCGGGCCACGCCACATTGGGCGCCCGCACAATCCGCCCAGGCTCACTCGTGGTATCCACGAGATAGTTCGTGCTCGCCAGTGTCGTCAGCGTCCCGTCTGCGGCGCGATACTTCACCGACGTGACCGACTGCAACGGGGCGGCATGCGGCAACGACGCAATCAGAAACCAGTCGCTCAGGCGCGCCGTGATCGTCTGGGTCAGAAGGCCGCGGTGCGCATACTGCTCATAGGCCGCCGTCGCCGCGGACCCCATCGCCTGCACGCGCCCGTCGTCGTCGTGCATGTCCTCCGGAATCCGGCACTGTGCCCGCAACTCCGCCAAGGACAGCGCGTTCAACACCGGCGCCGTGGTCCGCGTCCAATTCACCGATGGCTCCGTTTCCCGCCGCCGGTGACGGTTTTCGTTTCAGGCGCGCGCATCTCGGCCAGTTCCGCCGTGCCGTGCGCGAGCAGTTCGCGCCCGACGACGTCCGAGACGTCGTACACCGCACCCATCGAGAGGGGCCGCTCTGCGCCAGCGTCCTGCAAACGCACAGCGGCCCGCATTCGAATCAGCATGGGGAACTAGTTCGCCGATGCCGCGAGCTGGTTCACGCCAGGCGTCTTGCCTTCGAGGATGGCCACGCCAGCCACGAAGTGATTGCCCGTGTTGTTGGCCGGTGTCAGCGTCAGGCGGATGTACCGCTTGCTGCCGAGATACCCGATCGCGCGAGTCTCCCCGTCGTCCGCGAAGGTGTAGCTGCCCGCCGCTTCCGGTGCAGTCCCGGCCGTCATCGACACCATGTCCGCGTCAGCAACCGCGGTGTTGTCCGACAGCGCGGAGTTGTCGCCCTCTTCGAGCAGGGCCGTCACCGTCGCATCGGCGTCCGCATTGGTGCCGGTCACGTAGACCAGCGTCACCGCGTCATAGCCCTGACAGTCGATGATGCTGGACACGGTGGCCGTGTCATTGGTCACGGCCGCCACAGGAACGATCAGCGGTCGAATCCGCTTGAGGCTCAGTCCGTCTCGCATGTCGTGCGTCTCCCTAACAGATGAAGGTCGGCACGCGCAGACCCACAACTACAGGGCCTGCGCGCACAGAGCAGGTCTTACGCGAACTTGAGGAACTTCATGGCCTCGAAGTCGATGACGTCGCCACCGACGCGCGCGGTGGTGTAGAACACGACGTAGGGCTTCGAGGTGTAGGGGTCGACCAGCACGGACACGCCCTGACGGTCCACGATCTGGTAGTAGCGCTGCATGTTCCCGTAGGCCACGCCCAGCGCGCTTGCCGTGCTGTAGCTCGCCATGTCCTGGAACACGACGATCGGCGCACCGAGCAGCATGTCCGGCACGCCGGCGACGAAGCTCGGGATGAACACGAACTTGCCCGCGCTCGACGCGTCGGTCAGGTTGCGAATGGAGAACTTGGTCGTCCGGTTCATGAAGAAGTTCGAACCGGGCACGTAGGTGTCCTTCAGCAGCCCCATCAGCGAGTTCAGCTTCTGGATGCCGTTCGGGTCGGTCCCCCACCCGCCGCTGGTGCCGCTGCCGACGTGCTCAGGCGTGCCCCACGCGTAGGTGGTCGACGTGGTGTAGCTGGCGAAGCCGCGCGGCTTGCCGACACCGGAGCCGGTGACGAACGCCACATTCTGGTCACGTCCGAGCTTGTCCGACACCTTGGCGTTGAGCCACGCCGCGATGTCAATGTTCGCGTCGTTGACCAGCTTCTGGCTGGCCTTCGGCTGCGAGTACTGCTCGTGGACGGGGATGCGCCACGGGGTCGGCACCGCCGGCGTGTTCGAGTCCGACCGCGTGCCGAGTTCGGACACCCACCCGCCGGACGCATCGTCGAGGTCCGCCGAGCCTTCGAGGGCATCGGTCGAGATCAACTGGACCGACGCGTAGCGCCGCATGTCCGACGTCTCGAACATCTTCTTGACGATCGCGCCGCTCTTGTCCGGCGTCACCAGATAGCCGCCGGCCGAGTCCGTGCCGACCGACAACGCACGCTGCTCGTCCGGCGTGAGGCTCTTCTCGCCGACGCGCAGGTAGCGGTCGAACGCCTTGGTGTAGGCGCGGTAGTCGTCGACGCTGACATCACCGGAGACGGTGAGGCCCTTGGCCGCCGCGATCGACCGGCGCTCCATGCTGAACGAGCGCGCCTCCATCTCGAAATCGCGCTCACCCTTGCCGCTCGGCAGGCCGAGCTTCTCGAGACGCTGGATCGTGGCCTGCTGCTTGATGAACTCGTCGTTCAGACCGCTGGCCTTCTCGATCGCCTCGTTCAGCTTGTCGCGCGTCTCCTTGAGCAGCGGATCGACCGCCGCGCCCTTGGCTTCGAGCGCCTTGATCTTGGCGGTGATGTCCTCGAACTGCCCCTTGTAGAGGCGTCCCGCGTCTTCAAGCGCCGCTTTGACTTCCGTGAGTTCCATGTCTCTGATCTCCTGCGATGGCACCGAACCGACGAATCGATTCGAGCAGTTCTCCGCAGGCTTCTTCAGATGGCATGGCCTCCCGCCGCACCTGTCGATAGCCCTTTGCGATGATGGTCTTCGCTTCCGCTTCGGTGAATCCAGCCTCCCGCCGCAACCACCGTTCGAACTCGCGTTCGGTCGGCAGTGCGCCGTCCGTCTTGACGCCGGTGATCCGCGCCGCGTCGTTCGCCGGGAAGGTCACGAGCGAGACCTCCCACAGCCGAAGTGCCGTCAGCGTCCGAATCCCCGTCTTCTCGTCGACCTTGTACCCGTTCGGGTACACGTTGAACCCAATCGACATGCCGGTCAGCGCACCGTCCTCCAGCAGCGTGTAGGCATCTCGCCCACACTGCGTGTTAGAGATGCGCCCGCGCACAAACAGCCCCTTCTCGTCTTCCTGCATCGACTCCCAGACCCCAATCGGGTCGTCCGGGTCGTGCTGCCACAACAGCGACGGCATGATGCCGGAGGCTTTCGACTCGCGCAGGCTGCGCTTGAACGCGCCAGGGGCCACGATGTCGGCGTAGCTGTCGATCACGTTGAAGACGGAGCCGTACCCTTCGAAGGTGCGCGTGTCACCCTCACCGAGGGCTTTGACTTCGAACGCAACGACCAGCCGTTCCGACTTCATCAGTTCGCTCCTGTCTTCCCGTTCGGGTCATGCCCGAGCGGGGCCAGATTCGTCGGCTGCAAGTAGATGTCACCGTTCTCGATCGGGTTCATATTCTCGAAGGCGCGGATGTCGTTGGCGCTGTACGCGCCGACCTCCCGCATGACACGATAGAACTGCCCCCGCGCCGCCTGGTCCCCACGCAACAGCCCGTCCAGCGCGAACTCCACAAAGAACCGATCCGACCGAATCAAATCCCGCGTGAGTCGCTGCTCCCAGAGCACAAGGTCTGGGCGCAGCGTGAAGACCAAAAAGCCGATCTGCTGCTGCTCAATGCCCGTGCCCCAACTGGTCGATTTCTCGGTATCGCCGAGCATGTGCGGTGGCACATGGAACGCGCCGGCAATCTCCGACCGCGAAAAGGCGCGCGTCTGGAGAAACTGCCCGTCATCGGGCGTGAGCGAGAGCTGCTCGATCTCCATGCCCTCTTCGATCACGGCCACGCGCTTTTTGTCAGAACTACGTCCGTACGTGGCTTCCCACGAGTCTTCGAGCCCCTTCTTGGCCTTCTCGCTCAGCGTCTTCGGGTGACGCAGGGCGATCGTCGGAGTCGCGTCTCTGGACCACAGCGCGTTCGCATGATCCTGTGTCGCAATCGCCCCGCCGATGGCCTCGCGCATGTCCTGAAGAACCGCGCGCCCCTTGCGCCCGTCCGTGCTCAGCCCCTTGAGGTGCACCACTTCGTCGGGCCGCATGTCGATCGGCGCTTTGTCTCTGACGTGGTACCGGTACAGCGCCGGGCCGGAGAGGTCGTTCCCATCGACAATTTCGACCTTGTCCGGGTGCATCGGGATCAACTCGATCGGCGTCGGCCGTGAGACCCCATCAGCACCGGGCACGTTCGCGATGTTCTTCCACGCGTAGGCATTGCCACGGAGGACGCGATGCGTCTCCAGCATGCCGAACAGTTCGGCCCGCGTTTGCCAGCTATTCGGTTGAGAAAGAACGCGCGACACCGGGTGATTCACCGCAGGCCGCTTGTTGCGTTCGTCCAGGCGCTCGTACACGCGCACCGGGAGACTCGATAGCGCACGAGACCGCAGTGACACGCACGTCCACACGGCCATCACCGAGAGCGCCGTAGCTTCCGTGACAGACGCGCCGCTGCTACTGGTGTGGCCGCGCGTCAAGTACGTCAGAAGTTCAGCACTCGACCCGATCGACCTCGCTTCGAACAGCGCGCGAAACGGGTTTTTCACTGACCCTCACGAGCCGACCCCACGCCGCCAGCCGCAAAGAGCACCAGGCCAGCGACAAGGAGCGCCCAGCCTGCGCCCCAGTTCATGGCAATCCCGGCGGTCATCGACACGAAGCCGACAAGCGAGAGCCAAAGGTATGTGTTCAACAAGGAACCTGTCAGGCTTCAGGATGAAGCCCGCCGTGGCGAGAAGCCACTAGACCGAAGTAGACCGTTTTATACAGGCCGGATCGCCAGCCTGACATCGATGCGGATCGCGCGGCCGATGCGCACGACGCCGGGCTGCCGCTGCTCGCGCACGCGGCGATAGACGCTGAGCGGGTGCTGGCGCGCCAGATCGGCGAACTCCTTCACCGTGACGAGCCCGCGCGTCTCATAGACCGATGGTGTCTGCTGTTCGTCGCTCATACCGACTGCAACCCCCGCGTTTCGTAGATGGATGGCCCCGCCTCCGACAGCGCGCCGGCGGCGATCGCATCGTTCCGCGCCTCCCAACTGAGCACAGACGCCATCGCCGCGTCGATCTTGTGAGGGGAATCCGGCCGGTCCTTCCGGATCAACCAGAGCGGGTGCCCCTGCTCGTCGCGCCAGCCCTTCAGGTCGTCTCGCCGGGCGTTGCCGATATGCCGCGTGACAATCGGATCGCCGCAGTGCGGCACCTTGCCATCTCGAATGGCGGTATCGAACGCCTTGAGCGCCGCGGACATCTGGCGACGACGGTTCGTCCACCACTCGATCACCCGTTCGGTCCCGAACTGGCCCGCCCATGCGGCGATCGTCGACTCCCAGTAGGGCGGATCGGCGTACAGCCGCCACACGTCGTATAGGTCGAAGGCGTCCTTGACCGCGTGGTGCACTTCGTCGGCTGGCACCTTCCACTCGATGGCGTGCAACGGCCGTTCCCAGATGCCGAGCGTCCACTGGTAGCCGGTCTCGATCTCCGTTGCGCGGAGGGCCGTCGAATCGTGGAAGAGCGCTCCGTCGAACCCGAGCACGATCCGCGCGCCAGGCAGAACCGGTTTCGGCGAGGCGAGCTTCTGCCACGCCAGCACGTCGAACGCCTGCAGCGCCCCCTTCACCAGCCGGTTGGTCCAGACGCGCTCAAGGAAGGCTTTATCCGCGGTCGGGTCGTTCCAGAGGTTGGCGATCGCGTCGATGTCACGCCACGCCGCGGCCGGGCCCGACGCCTCGATGACCGCCGCCCGAACGCCTTCCCGCGTCGTCAGATCGTGCTCGTCGCCAGCCTGCCGGTGGAAGTAGAACAGCGAGGCATCGGCCAGACGGCCCTCCTCGATCGACCGCGCATAGTCCATCGTGGCTTCAGCGACAGACCCCGTTCCGGGCTCTGGCGCGGTCGTGGTCTCCAACATCCACGGGTCCGCGATCTTGCGCTTGGCCAGGTTGTTGAGCATCGTCTGGTGCGCCGACTTCAGCCGCGGCAGCGTCCACCAGTGCGTCTCGTCCATCACCGCGAACGTCGTACGCGCACCGTCTCTCGCGCTCGGGCTGGAGGACAGTGACACCGCTTTGCCGTCGCCCTTCTTCCGCTTGATCCGCTCAAGGCCGATGTCGAAGTCGTCCCGCAGCGGCCCCTCCTCGAGGATGACCATCAGCGCCCCGTAGGCCAGTTCGTCGGACTGCTCCTCGGTATAGGCCACGAGCGGGATGTACGGGTCAGACACCGGCCCGCCGAGCGGCTCGCCGCCCTTTGTCCAGCCGATGCACCGCACCGGGGCTTCGTGGTGCAGCTCGCACGCCGCAATCCACGCCGCGAGCTCGGTCTTCGCCAGCCCCTTCGGCAGCGAGATACCAGCCCGCTTGAACCGTCGCCGCCCCGCCTTCGGATGCCCCTGCGGATAGAGCTCGTACATGCGGTAGATGAGCGCCCGCTTCTCGTCATCCAGCACCGCCGGCTGCCCGCGCAAGTCCCCCGGCCCGAACACCAGCCGATCCTCGATGAAGTCGCACACCAGCCCACCAAGGGTCGGATACAACTCCCGATCGTGAGGGACCGTCAGGATCACGGGTTACTTGACCGCCATCAGAATGGCGCGCGGGTCCGTGCTTGTGCGCAGCATCGCTGATCGCGCAGGGTTCGTCAGGACCGGCTTCCCACCAACCTCACCCACGCGCTTTGCCTCCAGATTGAGCTGACGCACCAAGGCCGCAAACCGCCCCATCGCCGCCAACCGCGTGAACGCAGGGGTCTCAGGATGCTTCGCCAGCCGGAGCGCGCCGTCAGCCACGTCCACCAGGGTCTGTTCCGTCGCGCTCAGCACATGGCCAGCCAGCACAGACTCTTTCCACCCCTCAGCGGTCGGAGGCACGACCACTGACACATCGGGACGCGCCGGCAACGACGCGGGACGCGTGATCTTCCCCTGCTGCATCCACCGCGTCAGCGTCGAGCGGTTGATCCCGAGCTGCTTCGCCGCCGCGTCCAGCGACGGCGCCACATTGACGACGGTTTGCACATCCGCCAGCGCCTTGAGCTTGTGGGTCTGCTTCATATGGTCGGCAACTCCCTGCACCGCTTGGCCTTACCAACGGTTTGCATAGCCCTGTGCAAACTCGCGTTTCTGTG